GGAAAACGTGTTTTATCGCCATAGCAGTCTGGACCCATCTTAACTACGAATAAAACAGGCGATAGCACCTCTTCAAAGTGCATAGTCTGTCCAGACTTAACCAAACCACTGTCGTATTTTTCCTCAGTTTCTGGAATAACACATAACAGGTGATAGGTTGCTGGTTCAGGCAATTGTCTAGCCTTATCCGTAGTTACCTCTGGTAAGGCAGTTGGGATACTAAACAAACTAGGTGCTATCAGTATTTCACTCATCGTCATGTTCCAATTTACGCACAAGGTCGTTTACACATTGCTGTGCGAAGGAAAGACCCCGGATTTCCCCCACCAACATTACATACCCGTCATAAGACTTAGCCGCACCATCGGCCAAGGCTTCTGTTAAATGTTCCTGCCTGTCTTTAACCTGTTTGATCAGGTACTCAAAATACTTGTCCATCACTTACCTCCAGGCTTAACTTGGTTTCTAGTTAAGTTTTTTACCAACTCAGTTTGAATCTTTTGGTTATGCTGGCGTTGTTGAGCAGCCAACTTTAAAGCTTCATTCTGAGAATCATTCTGGTTTTGCATAGCATACTTATGCGCGTCAGACTGAACCCGCATCTTTTCCTTCTCAATGTCAGCTTGAATCCGCTGAGCATCAAGGGCAAGGCGTTGTTGGGCTAGTTGGTTGTCTGCCAGATCTTTCTGCTGTTTACGTTGCAAGTCTTGCTGTTGGATCTGGATCTCAGCTTGCTGGAGTTGCATTGCAGGGTCTTGGGCCTGTTGTTGGGCCTGTTGTTGCTGGGCTTTCTGTTGGTTAGCCTGGGACAACTGTTGAGCAGCAGTAGCAACCATCCGGGACAACTGCACTTCCATATCAGGGGTGAGTTCAGAATCCGGGGCCGGCATTTCCACACCCAACTGCTTTTCTACGTTTGCACGGTAGGAGAAGGCCAGATGTTGAGCAATATGAGCCATGATGGCTCCTTGCATTTGCTGGGCCATAGGGTTCTGACCAATCATCTGCATGATTGACGGGTCTTGCATCATTGCCATGTGAGTGGCGATATGTGCATCATGGTCTTGATATATGAAGGCTTTGGTCGGTTTGCCCACAAGGAATGCCATGTTCTCGCTGATTGGGTCTTTCGGCGTCTGGTCATCCTCAATTGGAACAAGCTTATCTGCGTTCTTGATTCCCAACACTTCCAACATCTGCCGGTGAAGCTGGGGTAAGTCATAGATCTGAGGGGCACCTTGGGCTAATTGGATGGCGGCTTGATACTGCATGATCCGCTGGGCCATAGTGGCTGCGTTTGGATCGCTTACGGGTATCACTTCCGTAGTGTCGTAGTCAGCCTGTTTGGCCTTACGGTCACCGCTTTCCGGGTCATAGCTGTAAGACTTAGGAGCGTAGTCCCGAATAATCCCCCGAAGCAGTTTAAATTCCATCCGCATAGAGGCATGGACCCGAGCCTGAACAGCGCTCATGGTCTTTAGCGTGCGCTCAAGCAAAGCCAGAGTAGTCCCGACAGGAGCGTTAGAACTCATGTCGCTGATGTTCATATCGCTGATAGCACCGAGTCGTCGGCCTTCTTCAGTGATCTGGTTTAGCAAAGCCAGCAGAGTTTGGCTAGGCTCCTTATAAGGGAGCGGCATGATGTTGTCACGCACAGTTCCACTAGGCACATCTACATCCCGGAACTCACCCGGAGCAATAGGAGTGTCGTCACCTTTGATTCTTAAGCCACGGGCTTTTAAACCCCCTGGAAGGTTACTTAATGACCCGGCGTCTACTAATTGACGAATAAGAGAAGTGCCAGCCCTAGCATACCCCCCAATAAGGTGAATAAGACCAAGACCATAAGCACCAAAGCCAGGGATATAAGTATATTGAACAAAGTGCTGTCGTTTGAGTCTTTGTTTGTCATCTTGATTCCAATTCCTTCGGATAGCCAATACCTCTTGAGTACCACGTTCAATGGTAATAACGTAAGGCAATGCTATACCGTCTTCATCCTCATAACCCGGCATATCAAAATCTGCGTGGATTTCAAGTAACTGATAACGGTCGTCGTCAGTAAGGGAATACCCTTGCTCTTCTGCCTTTTTCTTTTCAACGTCAGAGAAGATGTGTACAGGGTCACCTAAGTCAATATCACGATAAAACCCAGCGACCTGTAGTTTCCTAACCTCGTTTTCAGTCTTACGCATTACATGGGTAACACGTTCTGCGTTGTATATGTTGCTTGCCCCGTAAGGCATGACCATGTCTTCAGCAGGAAGGAAGATGGCAGTCTGTCTTCCCTGGGCTGGGTCGTAGTAGACTTTCTTAAAGGCTGCTCCTGAGAGACCTAGGCTATACAGAAGCCTTTCATGCTCCGGGCGGTACTCGGTCATCACCTCCGTCAATTGGTAGTTCATGTCATCTTTGACACGCTCTGCTGCTTCTTCCTTCAGTTTGTCCACCGCCCCGACGATTTGGGTCTTAACCGGGCCTTGGGCGGGGAAAGTCTCAGTGATCATCTCCGCTTGGAAGCGGATAGCAGCCTCTGAAAGAAGGGTTGAAAAGACTCCACAAGCCCCGTTCCAGGGCTCTGTACGCTCTTCATACTTCATTCCTAGGACATCTAGGCCTTTAACAAAGGCATCAACCCAGTCTTTGCGGCTGTTAATGTCAGTCTCTACAAGGTCAATAAGCTCAGAAGCAATGGACTGAAGCTCACTATCAGACATGTCCTCAGCTAAGTTTTCATCAAAGCCGTCGTCTTCTTCATCGTCAATCTCAATTTCTACCCCGCCCATAGCAATACGGACTGACTCCGGGTCTTCAATCTCAATCTCAATGTCCGGGCCTTCGTCCATTCCTGCGTCTGTGTTGTAGGGAACCATAGCCTTGTCAAAGTTCGTAGCCATCTTTAATCCTTAGTAGTATTCAACCCGTCGCCGGGGCATGTCGTAGTCTGGTTCGTCAGACTCAATGGTGATAAAGCCGCCCTGCCTGAACCTAATCAAGGCCTGACTAGAGGAGTCCACAAGGTCATCATGGTCCCCATTTGGGAACGATGCCATCTCTTCCATAACCTCATCTGCCCATCGTTTCTCCGGACACCACACAATTCCAGAGGCAAAGAGGTCAGATATTGAGTTTACACGGGCTATCTTATCGCTTCCCTTGCCCGGTGTGTACTCCGATAAGGGTATACCCATCTTTCTCATCTCGTAAATCAAAGGAGCACCAGCGGCTTTCTTCTCAACGATTAAGGTGTCGGGCTTCCACTCAATCCACATCTCCAAAGCAGCCTTCTTTAGGTCAGGAAACTCCATCCGCTCTTTAAAAGCGTTCAGCAAGATGATGTTTTGCTTGAGATTCCCATGCTTATCAGGGTGTGTAAACACTCCCCAGGTTGTACAAGCCGAATAGTCTGACCTGTTGGTCTTCTCAAACGCTGTATCCCAGGACTGGATTACATAACTGCACTCTGGAGGGTCTTCATGGGGCCAGATCTGCCATTGGTCCCGCTTAATGATCGCCCCTTCCTCTGAAGTGGGGTTCTGTTGGTACTGAGCTTCCCATTTAGACACAGGAAGTTCAGCTTTAAGAGCTTCAAGCTCCTCTTTACTCCAGAAAGCAGGCCACAAAGGAGTCCCAGAAGGCAGAATTGCTGGAAACTCTATGATTTCCCACTCATCTACCCCTGTTTTATCCGAAGACTTCAGTATTTGACCCGTCAAGTCACGCTTTGACCATCGGGTCATCACAATAATGATGGCTCCCCCAGGCTGAAGTCGTTGTCTTGGACCCGAGGTGTACCACTCATACACGTTATCAAACACCGCAGGGTTGCCCTGCTTGGCTTCCTGTTCGCTATGAGGGTCATCGATGATCAAAAGATCAGCGCCCTTACCCGTTACAGCCCCTCCAACCCCAATAGCGAAGTAGTCTCCACCCTTGTCAGTGTTCCATCTGCCTGCTGCTTTTGAATCACTTGATAGTTTCGTATCAAAGACCTTGGAGTACTGCTCTGAAGAGACTAAGTTCCTGACCTTCCGTCCAAAACCCACTGCTAGTTCTGCGGTGTGTGCAGTCTGGATGATCTTCTTCTCAGGAAACTTACCCAAAAACCAAGAAGGAAGCAGAAAGGAAGCAAACTCTGACTTGGTATGCCTGGGAGGCATGTTGATGATCAACCGCTTTAAGTCCCCCGAAGCAACCCGCTCAAAGGCGTCTGCCATGATTTGATGATGCTTCCCAGATATAAAGATGGGCCACATCTGCTGGACAAAGAACAGGTAGGACTCCCTACAACGCTCAACCCTGTCCATCTCCATAAGCGCAAAGATCTTGTTTCTTTCGTTCTCAGGCACCTTGTCCACTATCGACAAGTACCCGGCTATTTCCTTCTTAGTCAATAAACTCATAGGTTGACTATGTCGTTAATGGACTTGTCCACTAGCTTAATAGAGTAGTACTTCCTGGTCTTGGTCTCCAGATGACCATCTTTTTCTAACCTCATCACAATCCTGTGCATGTTCGCCCTAGACTTCATCTTCAACCCACTTGCCAAGACCGCATAGGAAGGCCCAATCCCGTGGATCTTTGTATAAGCCTTGATGAAGTCCAAGACAACCTGCCACTTCGGAGTCACTTGTCTCTTTCCTTCATCTTTGCCAAAGCCCTGTAGATGTCCTTACAAGCCTCCATAGCCTTCCATGACTCATCCAAAGCCTTGTCATACTCCCTCTTACAAGCAGCCCAGTGAAGCTCCTTTAAAGCGTTCTCTGCGATCATCGTTGGCATTGCATAGTCTTCAATCACCTTGCTCCTCCAAGAGCTTTTGCTCTTCTAACGCCAGCTTGTACTCTTCTTCCGTAACAAGCTCAAAACTTGTTTCGCACTTACAAAACTCCGGGTAACCCCATCCGGGGCAATCCTTGGCATGTCCTACCGAAAGATAGTTCAGCCCAGGCTTAACCGATTTCCACAACTCGTCTTTTGCCATGATTCCTCCGTGTAAACAAGTGTAGCATACAGGTGTATGTACATACAATTGTTTTCTAAAAATATATATAGGGGGGTGGGGGTAGGGGAGGTGGGTAATGCATACACTTTGTGTGGGAAGAGTGGATTAGAGCGTTACAGGTGCGGGGGCAACGGGTAGTACGTCGGGGGGCCCCTGGGGCGGGTGGGGTCGAGGCATTCCACTTCCTGGCCCATCACCGTCTTGCCCCCCAGCCGTTTACACAGCACTGACCTACACCATGACGCCTGCGAGGCCATCGCCCTGATCGCCATGCCCATCCCTGCCGCTTATCCCTGGCTGGCCTTGAGTGGCTTCACGTTGTCCAGCAGCTTAAGATGCCCGCTGAGTTGCTGCTTGAGCTGATCGGCTGTGACGGCCTCTGGTGTGATGACTGTTGTCTGTGTAAACACTCCGCTGGCTTTGCCCAGAAGCTCAAGGGCTTTCAATCTGCTGCCCTCTTGCTTGTCATCTCGGCTATGCGTCACCAACTGTCTCATCACCCATCGCCTTGTCGCTGCTAGGTCATCTGCTAGCACTTCCACCGTCTGACCCCATGCCTCCTCTAGCATCCTTGCGACCTTGGGGCGCTTGCTCAGTCGCCACGCTGAGGCGCTGATCGCTTGATCGCTGGTGGTGTCGTTTGGGTATGCGTCCTTGTACGCTTGTCTCAGCGTTTGCCCGGCGATCACGCCCTGGCAGAAGGCTAGCTGCGCCGCTGTCAATGGCTTGAGCCTGGAGGCTGCTGAGCCCAAGGGTTGCCCATCCTGTCTCTTGTGCGGTCCAGGTGCTGCCCTTGCTGCCCGTTCCGCTTCGCTGATCTCTGCCTCGCTGTCCAGGTCGTCGCTGGCTGCGGCGTCCGGCGCGGCATCATCCCGTTCCAACTCCGATAGGTAATCCCTACTGCTGACCTTGCTCATATAGCTTTCCTCAATCCTGGTGAAAAACACAGTACTGTATAAACCTACAGTCTGTTCGCATTCTAGCATCTGTGGATAAGCCTGTGGATAACCAACTCTTATATAAGACTCTGTGGACAATTCCGGGGATAAGACATGTATAACCCTGTGGATAACCTGTGTATAAGGTCGTTTCACGATGTGCAACGCAGGCAGACCTAGGCTAGGGTAGCTCTCCGGACTAGACCCCCCTTCCTGGCGATTCTGATGCGTTCTAGCGGCATGTATAGAACCACAGTAGTGACCTAGGTGCTTACCCTTACCTTAGGTGAAAACCCTTGCATAGCTGGCACAGGACATGCTCCCCACGCGCGCGCACCTTTGGATCTAGTTGGCAGGCAGTCCGGCCCTGGCTTGCCCTGGTGCAAGCGTGTTCCCATCAGATAGCGCTTGTCTATTGCAGGCACCACAATCGATTAGTATTGCCAATCGCACTTGTGCTGTTTACCTGCTGCCGCTAGCGTTTTTGGGGTAGCATCAAGGCTTGCAATTTTGCATGGCTGTTTAAAGGTTACTGATGACTGATGCAGAGCAGGACGCGGCGCTGTTGGCGCTGTTTGAGGGTTTCGATCAAGAGACCAATGACCGGGACATGGCAGCGGCGCGGGCTGCGGAGCCTGCCCGAATCGCGGCGGCACTGGCTGCGGAGGCTGCCCGGCTTGCGGGCGTCAAGCACTGGCTGCAGCAACACCGGTCCATCGGCTGCGGGCGCTGCGGCGGTCGCGGTTACCTGCCGGCTTTCACCCATGTCAAGGGCGGCGAGTGCTTCGCTTGCGGGGGGCAAGGATGACCACCGTTTACACATCCCGCGAGGACTGGCTGATCGCTGCCTTGGGCGAGCTTCGCCCGGCTTTCGACATGGCAGGCTTTGTCCTGCCGCAGGCTATCCGCATCGCTTGCGGCTTCCCCCTCAACGCTCGGCGATCGGGTGCGATAGGTGAGTGCTGGGCTAACACTGCCAGTGCCGATAACACCATCGAGATCTTGATTTCCCCGGTGATCGCTGACCCGGCGCGGGTGTTTGATATTTTGGTGCACGAGTTGGCTCACGCCACCGACGGGGCGATGAACCACGGGGCCCCGTTTCAACGGGTTGCCCTGGCGATGGGGCTGGTCGCCACCGGCACGGGTAAGCAGCCGTTTAAATCGACCGGCCCTGGGGCTGGCTTTGACGCGGCTTACGGGGCGATCATCGAGAGCCTGGGCGCATACCCTCATGCTGCTCTGTCGTTCGCTGAGCGACCAAAGCAAACCACCAGAATGCTCAAGGCGGTGTGCCCGTCATGCGGCTACACAGTGCGGCTGTCACAAAAATGGGCGGCGATGGGGCTGCCCTTGTGCGGCATCGACGGTGAACAATTCCAAATTGAAGGGGAAACAGAATGATTAACAAAAACATCAGCGCCATCCTGGCTGCTGGCGGCGCTGCCGCTGTCCAGCGGGCGGCTGACCACATGATCAATGTGGTCGATGTGGGCAAGCTTGGCGCGGCGAAAGCCCTGTCGTTTGCCATTGACGACGGCACCGTGACTCTCGACGCGGTCCTGGCTTACATCAAGCAATCCGCAGCACTGGTGGTCACGGCATCGATCCCGTTGAACAACCCGCAGCCGGCTTTCCCGGCAGCATCGGCGGCTGTCGCATCGCGGGCTGAGAGCTTGGCTCTCCAGGCAAACCAGACCATCGTCGGGTTGCAGACTCAAATAATGCGGCTTGATCAAGAAATAAAAGACACCGGCAGCATGATGGCGACCGTGTCAGAGAGTGCGCGCCAGCGCAGCGAGTCATCGAACCAATCGTTGAACCAGAGGCAGACGGTCATCGAGGCCAAGGCTGAGGCTGCGGCCAATCGGGCGGCGCAGGCTGAGGCCACTGCGGCTGCTGCCCTGGCTGAGGCTGTTGCGGCGATCGCTGCCGCTGGTGCGTTTAAACCGGACCCATCGGCTGTCGCCCTGGCGGTGTCGGACGCGGTGGCTGCTGCGTTTAAACCATTCGTTGTCACGGTCGAGGCTGCTGGTGCGCAGGCTGCTGTCGGTGCGATGGTGTCGGCTCGGGTGATCGGCTCGGCCACTGCCCTGGCGGTATTCGGGGTCAACATTGTCGACCGGGCTGGCGATCCGGTAATGGTCGACCTGTGGGATGCGCAGGACGCTCCGGCGGTTGACCCTTGCTTCATTTGGTCCGACGCTATCGTGCGTCATCTGCTGCTGTCGCAGGCCACCGGGGAAAACCTGTGGTTCGGTGGCGAGAAGGGCACCGGCAAGTCGGAGACGGCTCGACAATTCGCTGCCCGCACCGGGCGGGGTTATTGCCGCATCAACTTCAATAAGCATTCGGCACCTGAGGATTTTCTGGGTGCGACGGGGCTGGTCAACGGTGCCACCGAATTTCAGCCGCAATCGTTCCTGCGGGCTTTCACGGCGCCGGGTACTGTGATCCTGCTCGATGAACCCACCAACTCTGACCCTGGTGTGCTGGCTCCGCTCAATTCTCTGCTAGAGGCTGGCAGCGTGACTACCATCGGGAACCTGGGCTGGCGCAGGGCACCCGGCGTGGTGGTGTTCGCTGCTGACAACACTCTGACCAACGGCGACGACAGCGGGCGATACGCTGGCACCAAGCAAATGAACTCAGCGCTTGCTGATCGCTTTGCCCGGATCGTGCGCTTTGATTTTCTGCCAATCGATCAGGAAGTCGAAGCTGTCGCTCGGCACACCGGCTGCACGTTCGGGCTGGCTCGGCATGTCATCGGCGCGGTGACCCTGGCGCGTGAGAAGGTTTCGACGGGGGACATTGTGGACGCCCCATCGATACGGTCAATCGTGGCCTATATCCGGGCGCTGAAGCTGCTTTCACCATCGGAGGCATGGGCTACCTGCATCGCTGCCCGCCAGCCTACGGAAGGGGCTGCTGCCTTAGAGGCCATCCGCATCGCGGCTATCGATGAGTCGCTGATTTTAAAATCATTGAAGGGGATCTGAAAATGCACGGTTCAATTGATCGGCTGCTGTCGCGGCCAAGCATCTCGGGCTGGGAGATGCGCTCGGGCATCGAGTCGTTCGCTCACCATTGCGCCAACGCTTTGGGGCTGTCGGGCATCAAGGTTCAGTGGTCGCGTGGCACCACGACTGCGGCGATCAGTCGCGGCGGCGACATGTATCTGTCCAACGTCAAGGACAGCGCTCGCATCAACCGTGCTCTGTTTACACGCTACGTCGGGTTCGTTGTGCACGAACTGCTTCACAGGAAATACACCGATTTTCTGATCGGCGCGGGCGTCGGCCCGTTCCTGGCGATGATGCACAACGCAGTTGAAGATGTTTACATCGAGCGGCGCGGCATCCGCGAGGGGCTGCTCGGCAACATCGAGGGGCTGCTCACAGACCTGATCGGCGGCATGGTGGCGGAGGCTCTGGTAGAGGTAACGGACTGGGCTGACCCAAACCAGTACCCGTTTGCGATGGCTGTCACTGGCCGGCGCTACGCTCCCCGTGTTCCCCTGGCTGGCGGGCTGGCTGTCATCTTCGATGAGGCTTCACTGCGAATCGATAGCTGTCGGTCTTCGACCGATACCCTGGCGGTCGCTCAATGGATCATCGATCAGTTGGCGCTGCCACCAGAGCCTGCGCAGCCAGACGCTCCGACTACCGGCAACCCGGACCCGGACGCTGGCGAGCAAGGCAAGCCCCAGGCCGGCACGGCAGGCAAGCCACAGGCCGGCAAGGATGAGGCTGGCAAGGACGGCAAGCCAGACGGCAAGGATGCGGCTAAGGGCAAGGACGGGCAAGCTGGTGGCACGGGCAAGGACGGGCAAGCCAGCAAGGTCGGCGAGCCTGGAGGCACGGTCGGCAACCGGCGCAGCACGGGCGGCTACGGTCGCAAGCCACGGGAAGTCGAGCCAACCCTTGACCCTGGCGATGCTCAAGATAAGGCATCGTTCAGCGAGACCCAGATCATCAAAGATGATGGGGTGTTCTCGGGCGGCGGCAAAAATTACCCGGTCGCTGTTCAGATACCCGCTCGGCTGCGGTCGGAAGTGCGGCGGCTGTTTGAAAACTCCGGGCGCACCGATCACCAGCGCGGCAAGCCGGCGGGGTCGATTGATACCGGCGCTCTGGCATCGACAGCAGTCGGGAACAATCGGGTGTTTAAACGTAGGCTTGATGTCGAGGGGATTGACTCGGCGGTGGTGATCATGCTCGATCTGTCATCGTCAATGTACGGTGACCGGATCACGGCGGCGATACCTGCCTGTGCGGCTTTAATGGAAACCCTGGTCTCTGCGGGTGTCGCTGTGTGTATCACGGCATTCTCTAATCGCAGTGCAGTGATCAAGCCCTGGGCGATGCCTGCTCGACGCGCTCTGGCGCTGCTGCCTGACCTTGCTATCGGTGGCGGCACCCAGGACTACGCTGCTCTGCGTCACGCTCACGGGCTGCTGCTGCGCCATCCTGCTCGGCGTCGGGTTTGTTTCTCGCTGACCGATGGTGATGGGCAGGTTGATGAGGCCTACGCTCAAGTGCTGGCCGGCGAGGCTCTGGGGATCACGACGATAGGGGTCGGCATTCACCACCGGGTACACGCGGTCTATCCGCAGAACGTTACGGTGTGGGATCTGAATGACCTGGGCAGCGTCATGCTGCGGCACATCAAGCTGGCGGCGTGATGGTCTGGTGGACGCTTGGCTTTATCCTGGCGCTGCTCGCGGCGCTGTTCATCTGCTTTATCTATTTCGGAGAATGGTAATGATTCAAGAATTCTATTTGGGCGCGGCGCGGTACACCCCCACAAGCAGATGCACCTACGCGGGCGGCAAGGGCACTCTGTGGGCGCTGTCGATATTTCGCGGGGGGGCATGGGTCTATTGGTGCTCGGTGTTTGTGAAGGGCTGTCGTCCTACCCGGACCCAGGTGATCGATGCGATGCCAGTACCTGCTGAGGCAACCGATGACAACGTTTAAACGCACCACTGGCAATTGGCAGTGCTCACCAAAGACGGCCACGGTGTGGTCGCACACTTTGCACGGCATGGCGATGGTGGCTGACTGCGCTCAGACCTGGGCACCGGTCGAGACCCAGCGGGCTAACGCTGCCCTGTGCGCTGCGGCACCGGACCTGCTGCGGGCTCTGGCTGCGATTGTCGAGGCTTATCAGGCACCCTATTCGGACCCGCTAATCGCTGACGCTTTGGACGCAATCAATAAGGCCGTGCAGGGTCATGGCTACACCACTGGAGAATGAGAATGAACACACCAATTCACATCAAACGCAATGACCCGGATTACCCCTGGCTTGAAGTTAACTCGGAGACCATCGGCACTTGCCACATTGGCTGCGAGGGGTCGGATCAATACGTTAGGTTCTGGTCTGACGAAGACGATATAAACCCGGATGAAATTCACAATGCAGTGCTGCCGCTGGTATACCGGCAAACCCACAGCCCTGGCACTTACTTTTGCACTTCGATGCGGGCTTTCCAGACTGAGAAGTCCAATGAAGTTATCTGTGTAATCCAGCACAGATACGATGTTTAAACGTATAAAGGTCGTCACCAACCGCGCCCCGGCTTTCCTGAAATCAACCTATCCGCACCAGCGGGTCGAGTTAATCGATCACGACGGCTTTGTGAAGGCTTGGGAGCGGTTCATTACCTGGGACGCAGGCACTTGGACAGTGTGGAGGATGAAGGCTGAGAAGGGTGAATACTTCAAAGTCTACGCTGGCAAGGCAGACAATTTAAACAGCGCCATATTCCTGGCCGATAAGTAAACAAGGCACCCTAGGGTGCCTTTTCTGTTTCAGAACTTGTCTAGATTCTCGGCGTAGGTGCCGGAGGTTTTGTTATACAGCAGGGACGTTTCCCCCTGGGCTCCGACCCAGCGGTATCGGCACTTCCAGACTGCGATCTCGACGAACTTATCATCCCCCCTGTGGACGGTGATCCCGCAGTCGGTCTTCGCCCACCAAGCCATCGAGCCTGAGATCGACATGCCATCCGGCCTAGGCTGATCGACACCCGCCCGGTTAATCTTAGATGGGTGAGCGATAAAAAACGTGTGAACATCGTGGGCTTTGCAAAACTTTTGCACCCGCGTCAACATCTGGCTGATCGCTTCAGTCTCGGTTAGGTTTTCCCTGGGCAACTCCAGATAGTTATAGGGGTCAATGATCAAGCCCCTAATTCCAATGCGTTTAACGGCTACCCTGGCCCTCTCCAGAACACTGTCCAAGGTCGAAGGTTCTTCGCCGTTTGAGTCGATGAACAGGAAGTGGTCGTTCACCCATTTAAACGCATCGTCCTTTTCGGACTGAGACATCCGATCCTTCCCGTCAAAGAACCGCTTCTTTGTGTAAATTTCCATGAGCCTGC